CCGGGTATTGACCGAGAGTAAGAGGATCGTGTTGGCGAAGAGCCGGCAGATCGGTATCACCACTGATCTCTCGGCTTTTGGTCTGTGGCATGCGATGTTCACGCCGCAGGCGTTGGTGCTTTATTTCAGTAAAGGGGAGCGGGACGCTTGGGAATTCTTAGCCAAAAGCCGGAATACTTATAAGAATCTGCCGAAAGAGCTTCAAGAACCGCTCGGTGAGGGTACGGAGTTCCCGAATAACAGGGAGCAGATGAGTTTCGCTAACGGGGGTAGGATACTCACACTTCCAAGTACCGAGTCTGCGGGTCGTGGTTTGAACCCGACGCTCGTTGTCATGGACGAGGCGGACTTCCACGAGTACCTGGACGCGGCTTATAACGCGGTGAAGCCGGGTCTTGACGACAATGACGGGTATCTGGTGCTGACAAGTACCGTGAATCCCCAGAAAGCACGTAGTCTTTTCCAGGACCTGTACAAGTTAGCGCCTGTGAACGGTTTCACGAAGCTTTATTTCGGGTGGAGGGCTAGGCCGGACCGGGACGACGCGTGGTATCAGAAGACGAAAGCCGAGTATGTGGACCAGGCGCTCTTCCAGAAGGAGCATTCCGAGACCGAGGCCGAGGCTTTCGCGCCGGCGGCGGGTATCGCGGCCTTCAACTTAGCCAGACTGACCGCTTTACAGGGGCAGACCAAGCCACCTGTCATGCAGATACCCGTAGGTGTGACCACGGCCAACATCTATCAGGACTTCATCGCACTTCCCAACCAGCGGTATATGGCCGGGACCGACCCTTCGCACGGTGTCGGCGGTAACGGTGACGACGGCGTGACCGTCATCATGCATATGAACACAGGCGCGGTGGTTGCGGACATAAAAACGAACACCGTTCCGCCCGATCAGCTTGCGATAGCAAGCATGGAGCTGCTGGAACGCTACAGGAACCCCATCTGGGCCATCGAAGATAACGAATGGGGCATCTTAGCCATCAGGACCGCCCAGGCGATGCGCTACAGACACCTCTATCACCGGGACGACGGCAACAAGGTGGGCTGGCATACCGACGAAAGATCGAGGAACGTCCTCTGGGGTGACTTGAGGGAGGCCATCGAGACAGGTCAGATCACGATCTTCAATGAAGACGGCCTCGCACAATTCTTCGAGGTGATATATCGGGAAAGAAGGGAAGGACGGGTGCGGATCGAGGCCCGTTCCGGCGGCCACGACGACTATCCGACCGCGGTTGGTATCGCGTGGCAGATGCGGATGCACGCAAGATTAGCCTCAAGGACGCTTTCGGCACCGACGGTGGACGACGGGAGTACCTGGGGTAGTATAATGCACACTATATCTGGTAGGCGGTGGTGATATGCCCCAGGATATGAGACCGACGGCGGACTCTGTCGCGGTAGCGAGGAAGCAGCTACAGGACTTGTGGTCTAACTGCCACGGTAAGTGGGAACAGGTGGACACCTACTACAACCGGACGTTCCAGATCTGGCCCGACGGGCTGGACAGGCCCGGTTGGTATCGTCCCATGAGGGCGAGAAGCATCATCGACCACGCCGTGGATAGGCAATTGGCCCACGAACCGACCATCCACAGGGAGCCGGTAGGACAGGGTGAAGCCCACAAGGCCAAAGCGGACAAGGTCGAACCAGCCGTCCGCGCCATCTTGCAGCAGATCGGACTAGAAGAGATCTCCCTGCCCTGGAAACAGGCGGCCAAACACCTCATGCTCTACGGTTATGCGGTGGTGGAAGACGGCCTGGACTCCGTCGTGATGAATAAACGGAGGGACAAACCCACCAAAAGACGGGGTGAGGCCACCGAAGACTACGACATCAGGGTCAAACTGTGGGAGAACACCAGAAGATCGCTAGTTCCCTTCCGCACCAGGACACCTCACCCGGCCCGTGTCCTGATGGACCCGACCAGAAAACGGCCTAACCTGGCTATCAAGCACACTTATAGGCTGGCCGGCGACCTCTACGACCTCACTTACGCCCGTTCACAGGGTAAAACGAAGGGCCGGAACGTCGAGGTCGAGGTATTCGAGCGGGACAATCCCCAGGAGATGATCCTCACCGACGAGTACTGGTCCGAGAACTGGCACGGCATGTTCACTTACAACGGTGATCTGCTTTTCGTTGAGCCTAATACCTGGAATTTCGTGCCTTTTTCCCACGCATTCGCGGGTTACGGAAGCGAACCTACCCAGATGGAGAACATAGACCCCTCTTATATGGCGGTTGGACTGCTCGATCACGCGATGGAAGACCTCCTGGCCCAGGCGCAGGAGTCTGCCGCTAGACATAACGCCGTCATCGACGCGGCTTTCAACCCGATGGTCACGACTGGCGATGCGGCGGAGCTGCAACAACAACTCTCAAGGGGCGATATCCTCGAAGGGCAGCGCGGCGAGTACTTCAGGATGGAGATGCAGCAGCTCCCACGCTGGATGTTCGAGTCAGAACAGTGGATCGACCGCGACCTGGACATGGGAACGTATAACCGCTCGGTGGCTGGCATCCGCGAACAGGGCGTAAGCACCGTGGGCCAGCAGGCGATACTGAGTACCAGCGCCGATAGGAAGTTCGTTGCGCCTTCGGTGCAACTACAGCACCTAGTGAGCGTATCCACCGGCCATATCTTGCAGTTGATCGATGTACTCGAGCTGGAACTGAAGGTGAACGGCCACGAGATACGGCCTGCCGACCTTGAAGGTGAGTACTCGGTCAGCGTGAAGTTCGAGTTGATAGACCCGGTCCTCCAGATGCAGAACCGGGAGATGGGTCTGCGGGAGGTGCAGCAGGGGCTCAAGTCCAAACAGACCTACTGGAGCGCCGACGCACGCCTGGAAGATGCGACTGGCGAAGAGATGCGCCTGGTCAGGGACATGATCCGCGCCCAGCCGGAGGTCATCAAGATCCTCGCGGCACAGGTAGCCAAAGAGTTCGGCATCGACCAGATGCTTCAAGAGATGGAAGATGAGGCCGCAGCCGCAGCAGCAGGGGCCGGCCAGGGAAGCCCGATGGGAGGGATGGGCGGTGCCGGTGGCGGCGATCCCCTGGCCGGCCTTATGGCCCCGCAGAACGGGAACCAGGCTGGCGGCGGGGTACAGGAACTCAATAACGCACTGACACCAAACGTGTTCAACCCTGACCGCAGGGGAACACAACTAGCGGGGTGATATGCCAGAAAGAAGCGACCTTACCGATACGGTGAAGCTGGTAGCCGGGGAACTAAGTGAGATGAGCAAGAATACCAAGCCCGGTATCCCGCTCATGCAGGAGAGCCTGTCCAAACGGGACGCTAAGAACCGTATCCAGGCGATGAGTCCCGACCAGAGGAAGCAGTTCATAGACAAAGCCGGCATCGACGAAGTGATGCGTATCCTTTCTTGAGGTAACGAGATGGCCCTGCCTACGAATCCCCAGCCTGATGATGTGGCTTATGACCAAGGTATTTGGCAGTATTTTGCCAATGGGAACTGGGAAACTTTTGGTCAGCCGGCCCAAAACTACTTGAACCGTGCCTTTACGGACGTTTCTGGCACAGGAGATAGCCAGGTATTCACTCAACGTGGCACAGCGGAACCACCTATGCCTAGAGATCGGATGTTTGAGGGAATGACGGCAGCTCTACAGGGTTCTACCCAAAACACTGCTTCACCTAATCAATCTTCTGATCCTAACCAGATGTCAGGCCGAACCCTGCAATACCACTGGAACCGTTTCATGCCAGGGGTGCAGTGGCCTCCGAAAACCGGACCCCTTGGGCAGATCGATACCCAGCTTATAAATAGCTTCTTGCAGTCGATGCGGGTGCAGGGAGTACCTGGTTTCACAGAAGCAACGACCTTTACGTTACAGGACGCTCAAGGACGGACCCGTAAATACGGACAACCGCCCGGTTCCAACACGCTCATCGAACTCGGCATCGAAGGTGAGGCTGGTACTGGCACGCCGCAAGCGGTGGATATCGGAGGTCAACAGTACTTCCAGCAACCCGGTGCAGACGGACAGTTCGAGCGTATCCCTCAAGCAGAAGGTGCCGGAGCTGCGCCGTCGATACAGACCATCGGCGGTATCCAGTTCATAAACCAGGGCGGTCAACTCGTCCCTATCGATAACGTGATGAAGAACATGAAAGAGAACATGGTCGTCACGGGGGATTTCGAGGGCGCTGCGGCGGTACACCAGTGGGAGACCCGCCCTTCCAACCAGGAATACTTCGACAGGATGCTCCAGTATGTGAACGCGCCTGCCGACCAGTTGCTGATATCGGCCATCGCAAGGGGCCAGGGGCTGGTAGCCCCACCACCCGAAG